ATAAACTATTTATATCAAACTTTAATATGAGCAAATATCCTAAACCTAAAAAGTGGGTTCCAAAGAATAAAGAAAAATACCTTGGAGATTGGGAAAATATAACTGCAAGATCAAGTTGGGAAATAAAAATATTTAATTGGATGGATAATAACCCTAATGTTGTTGAGTGGCATTCAGAAGAATGTGTTATTCCATATAAATCTCCTGTTGATAATAAGTATCACAGATATTTTCCTGATGTATTTGCAAGAATAAAAGGTTCTGATGGAAGAATTAAAGCATATTTAATAGAAATAAAACCATATGCACAAACAATTGAACCGCAAATAAAAACGAGAATAACAAAACGGTATATAACTGAAGTTTGTACTTATGCAGTAAATCAGGCAAAATGGAAAGCTGCGAAATCTTATTGTCTTGATAGAAATTGGCAATTTATGACACTAACAGAAAAGGATGTAAATTTCTAATGTTAAAGAGTCAAGACGATTTTAATATAAAGATAACATTAAGTTCGGCATTTGAATCAATTAAATGGTTTAAAGGGAAAATAAAGACATTAATAAATCCTAAAGCTGTAGAAATTGAAGAATTAAAACAAAAAGAAGAAGAAATTCTTAATGAAGAAAATACTCAACGATTTGAAGTTGGTAAAATGTATCTTTTTCATTATGATCCAAAATTAAAAACTTCTTTGCCATATTATGATACTTTTCCATTAATATTAATGATGGGAACTATAAAAGGTGGTTTTCAAGGGATAAATTTACATTATTTACCAATAAATATTAGGATGATATTATTGAGCAATTTATTGGATAAATCGGTATATAAAGATGGCGAATTAGAGAGACTAAGAATTTCTTATGATATTTTGAAGAATATAACAACAATGCAAATGTTTAAACCTTGCTTTAAACAATATTTATATAAACAAATAAGGGGTGGAATTAAATTAATACCTCCTTATGATTGGGGATATGCAGCTGCATTACCATTTGAAAATTTTAAGAAAAAATCAAAACAACAAGTATGGAAAGAATCAATGGATTCATTACAATGAGGATAAACAATGGCTACTAATTATTTAGGGGCATTAGATCAATTATTAAAATATGATATAGGAAGAAGTGCATATTTTGATGTTACTATACCTGCGCCATCAGGTCTTGCAGCAAAAATCTTTTCAAATGTAAACACAAAAACACTATCATATCTTTGTCATTCAGCAGAACTTCCAGGAGAATCTATTGCAACAGTTTCTCAAAAAATATATGGAGTAGTTGAAAAGTATCCAATAATGTCAGCATATAACGATATTACATTATCATTTTACACTCCAGGTCTTGGTATTGAAGAAGTAAGGCAAACATTCCTTACATGGATAGCACTTTTTACTGGCAGAGGAGAGGTTATTGGAAATGGTATCGATACAACATATAATGTGAAATATAAAGATGAGATAGTGTGTCAACCAACAATCACACACTATACATCTGCTGGAGAAAAACTTCTTTCGTGCACACTAACCGACGCATTCCCAATAGCAATAAGTCAAATTCCATTAGCGTGGTCTGCTGAAAATCAAGCAATATCGTTTAATGTTACATTTGCATATACAGAATATCAATATAATTTTTACGAAAATTCAAAAAACTTTACTGAAACTATTAATAATTTTAATATTGTTCCACAATCAGGAACTCAAGTAATTAATACAGGAATTAATTCGTTTAATACAACACTTAATTCATACTTAACACCAAATTTCGGAACACCAACACAACAATCAAATATTTTAAACCCAAACTTTAAATCATTGAACCAAGGATAATATTATGTCACTATTACCAAAAATTGATTCTCCAACATATACTGTAAAGCTTCCTGTATCGAAACAGGATGTTAAATTTAGACCTTATGTTGTGAAAGAACAAAAAATCTTATTGATGGCTGTTGAATCAAATGAGCCAGAAGCATTAATCGAAGCAATCGCACAAATTGTTGATAATTGTGTATTGTCACCAATAAATGCTAGAAAATTGCCTGTAACTGATATTGAATTTTTATTTTATCAACTTAGAGCAAGATCTCAATCAGAAAGTGTCGATTTAAAATATAAATGCGAAAATGTTGTAGATGAGGAAATTTGTGGTGGGATAATGCTACACAGATTAAATTTATTAACAGATTTGGAAATAACCGAAGCATTGCCACAAACAATACAAATAACAGATAAAATTGGTGTTAAATTAAATTTTCAAAGATTTGAACCGAACATAATCAAAAAAAGTGAATTTTTAACTGCTGAAGAAGAATTTAATTTAGTAGCAAAAAACATTGAATTTATTTATGATGAAACATCTTCTCATAGTGCTCAAGATATCCCAAAAGCAGAACTTGTTGAGTGGTTGGGAAATTTAACTATGGAACAGTACTCTAAAATAGGGAATTTTTTTGCAAATGAACCAAAAATTCATAAACAAATAAATTTAAAGTGTAAAAAATGTGGAACAGAACACCACATTGATGTAGAAGATATATTCGATTTTTTCGATTAATTCTTGGTAGTGAAGATCTTGCGTACTATTATAAAACAAATTTTGGTTTAATGCAACACCATAATTATAGTTTGCGAGAGCTTGATGAAATGATTCCTTGGGAACGGGAAATATATGTGAGTTTATTAGTAAATTATTTAAAAGAACAAGCAGATTTACAAAAACAAGGTAATAGGTAATATAAAAGTTAAGGAAACTTTATGTCAATTTTTTCGAGTATTGGGTCAGCAATAAAGTCAACAAGAACTTTAACTGCAAGCAGTTCTTTATATGGAGCATATAATGCTCTTAAACAAGGAAAAGATAAGGAATTAACTCCTAAAAAGTCTAATATTAATACAATTCCAATAAATCAGACAACAGGTTCTCAAAATAATAAGGGTAATGGGCAACCTGTTGATATTAGTAGCCTTGCTGGTGCAGGAACAAATTCTATATTGACAGAAGGAAACAGTAAAACTGCTCTACAAGCATTGAATAAAATTCATGGCGATTTAATTAAACTTAATATTACTGTTGAAAAAATTTCAGCATATACAGCATTATTAGCTAGGAATTCAATTTTAAATCAAACACAATCAAGTTTATCTAATGCTAATGTTGTAGCGAGAATGAATGAAACTGGAAATTTGCAACAAACTGCATCTCAACAAAATTCTAGTGATGAAAATAAAAAAGAAAATAAAGAAGGTAGTGGATTAGGTTCAACATTAGCAGGTGTGGCAGAAGGTGCATTAGAAGGAGCAGCAGCAGGGGGAATTGCTAGTACTGCATGGAAAGGAATTAAAAGGGGTGCAACAACTGCGTTTAGATTAGCAAGACCATTAGTAGCAGGACCAGTTGGTGCAACTGTTGCTACAGTATTAGCCGCAAAAGAAATCGGCGAAATGATATTGGATATGCCAGATCCAAAGACCAGAGAATTATTTAAAACTCTTTTAGCAAAAAAAGTAATTTCTTGGAAGTTTATAAACCCAACTATTGAAAATGTTTCTTATTTGAAAACATTACCAAAAGAACAAATTGCAATGTTGATAGATTCTGGAAAATTTGAAGGTGGACATTTAGGAACACTTAAACAAATAATGAAAGAACCTATTGCTGCAACAAGAATCCCTGCAATGCAACAACAAACAAAAACTAAAATAATCCCACCAAAGATTGATGATTCTGGAAAAGAAATTGCAACCGAAGCAACCGATCAAAATGGAGTTACAGGTAAAACAAGTAATTTAGATGTTTCATCAACAAAAACTGCAACCAATTCAATTCTTGTTGCAGGAGAACCTGTCATTCCAAATAGACCATTATCAAAAAAACAAATGGCTGTTTCTGAAGTTTCCATACAAATGGGAAATAAGTTATCATCTGAAATACAAGCTGCATATGATTTAGCAAAAAATGTTGGAAAATTTAATCCAGATGAAATGCCTGTTGACAATTCATTGCAAGAGAAAATACCACAAAATATTGCTCCAGATTTACAAACAAGAATTATAGAAGAACCACCAACAAATGAATTTAATACGGTAGAATCTAATCCTGAAATTAATATTCCGATAGAAAAAGAAAAAGGTTTAAATTTTGGTGTTGTTTCTATCAAGCAATTAAACATTGAAGAATTAATTCTTCCTGATGGAACTGGATTATTTAGTAATGCAGAAGATAAAAAGGGGTTTTTCGAGGAACTTGGGGAAAGTATAAGTCAAAAATGGTCAAAAGTAAAAGAATCTGTGAAACACATTTTCGAACCTGGAGATCAAAGACCTCCTGGATACCATGAAAAAATAGAAGGGAAGGCGGGAAAACCTCTAAAGGAAGAACAAAAAGAGTATTATGATAAGATGTATGATTCTTTATATAAAGCAGCAAAAGATAAAGGTGTAGAAAACCCTGAAGCTATTGCTAAATTGGGAGCAACACAAACGTCATTAGAAACAGGTTATGGAAAACATATGGTTGGAAATAATGCGTTTGGGATTAAAGCTAAAGCAGGTGGAGATAGTGTAACTGCATCAACACAAGAATTTGAAAATGGGAAAATGGTCACAAAAGACCAAAATTTTAGAAAATATGATAATCCTGAAGATTCTGCAGGAGATTATATAGATTTTCTGCAAAATAATAAAAGATATAAGGATGTTTTGGCTGCTAAAAATGTTGATGAAGCTATAGCAGCACAAGCAAAAACGGGTTATGCTACTGATCCAAATTACGGTCAAAAATTAGCAAATATAAATGCTACAATGGATTCAATGCAACTAAACCATCTTGAAACAGCAAAAAATGACGGATCTATAGATGTTGGACCAATAAACAAAAACCTTGAAACTGCACAAAAGAATACAGCTTCTTTAGAAAAACCAGAAAAAAATACAACTGGAAATATCCTTGCTGATGTCCAAAATGCACAAACACCAATACAAAAAGCGCCTGACTCTGTTCAAGAAAATTTAAAACAAATAGCAGAACAAGCAAGAAAGCCACAACAACCTATTGTGATACAACAACCAACACAACCAACACAACAAGTACAACAAAAACCTCAAACAGCACCAATGTTAAGCGTTAGAAACGATGAACCAATGTTGTTGAGTATGTTATATTCAAATATTAGAGTGTGAAAAAAGGGGCTTTATCAGCCCCTTCATCTTTAAGATCTAATCTTCTAACAAACTGTTAAAATAACTTAAATCTTCGTCTTCCTCATCTTCCACCTTAGCAGTAAATGAAGTTGTTGTTTTCTTCTCAACAACTTTCTTTTGGATAAATTCTTCATCTTCAACATCTTCAACAGTTTTAGAAGTATATTCTTCAGCTGTCTTAAATTTTGCTTGATTAGATTGACCCAAAACACGTTTAAGTCTTGAATCTAAATCAGCATAAGATTTGAAATTTTTTGGATCTACAATTTCTAACAAAGAATATTCAGATTTCCAAATTTTTTCCAATTTTTCATCATCCTCAAATAATGGAGCTGGATTATCAAAATCGCTTAAATCATAATTTTGATACCCATCAACTTTACGAATTTTTAATTTAAAGTTTGCACCTTCCCATAGATCAAATGGATCAATTGGTTTATCATCTTCAAATTGTGGATTCATAGCTCCAGTCAATTTTTCGAATATTTTTTTACCAAAAACAAATTTAAAAACTTGACCTTCATTTTGAGGGTTTTTTTGATCTTTCACAATGTAGATATTTGACACATAGTGTAATCTACGTTTTTGTTTTCTAGCTTGTTCTTTATCTGCTTCATCACCAGATTCCCATAAACGAGAATTTAATTCAGATAATGGATCAGGTTGACTGATAGTTGTTAAAGATTTTTCAATATACCAACCACCTGGACCTTGGAAACCGTGATCCCAATATTTTGCCCAAGGAAGACCATCTGAATCTACATCTTGAGGGGGTGTTGGTAAAAATCGAATAACTGCATAACCATTAGCACTTTTGTCTAATTCGCATTTCCAATATTCGTTTGAATCGTCTTTTCTATCATTTGAACCTAAAGCCTCAACAGCTTTTGATAATTTTGCAAGATTAGAACCTTTTGATTTTTTTAACGCTGAGAAATCTACCATTTCATTTTCCTTTTAACAATATTATTAACAACTTAACACAACTTAACGACAATTATTTAAATTCTTCAATACTTTGGATTAAAGCATTTTTGAATTTATCTTTATCATATTCTAAAAATGGCTCATATTTAATTAAACAATTTCTAATATGAGGCCAACAAATATCATCCTTGATACTTTCATCCCACTTATGAACAAACTTTAAAAATTTATTCATAATTATTACTGTTTCAATACTAACTTCATTTCTTAAAAGTTTAGTAAGTAAAACAGGGAATTCTTTTTGTGTACCTTTAAATAGGGTTTTATGATCTTCACTAAAAATATTTAGTAGATCATTTTTAAAGATATAAGATAATGATTGCTTTCTTTTTGAAAAGTTAACAAACACTTCATGAGCTTCTTGATTTAATAAATCTTGAATCCAAACATGTTCATTGTGAATAAAATTTGCAATATAAAATTGTTTCAAATCTTCATCTGAAAACTTTTTTGCTAATTTATCATACACAAATTTATGTTTATTTTTTTCGTATTGAACAGAGGTATATTTTATTTTCCCTTTGTATTTTACAAAATTGTATTCTGTATTAAAGTGCAATTTTAATGCACGATAAAGACAACAAGCAGAATAACCGTTCATAATATTAATCATTTTACCTCAATATATTTAAAAGGTCAACTGATGTGTTGAACTTTTTATCAATTTTAATTCTAAAGCTTCCTCCTCCATTTTTTGTCTTAATGAAGGAGAAATTAAACAAATTATTGAATCAACATCTAGTTCTTGTTCTTCACAATAACTTACAATCGCATCAATATATTCTAATTTTCCTTTATTTACTCTATCAAAAATGATAGAGGAAAATTCTTGTATTTTCTCAAAATTATCCATAACAACCACGATTAGTAAATAGAAATAATATTATAACTTAAAAAGTAAAAATTGTCAAATTATTTTTTTCTCATAAAATTTAGCGTTTCCAACTCTTGATACAAATTTGTATCCTTTTCCGAAAGATTGTCTTGAAGACGTACTTCTGAAAAACAATACATCTGGACCAAAGTTTGGCAATTTTACTTGATTGTTGAGAATTGCATTAGATAATGCAAGAGAATCTTCCCATGAATCGCTAGAAGCATCAAGTTTTGGTCTATTACATACCCAAGAAAATTGACATACTTTTTTCTTTCCAACAAATGCAATTTGATTTACAACTTGGCATATTGTTTTTGGAAACCTTTTATGTTGTTTTCGGTTTATCACAATCTTAGCAACACTCCTTTTACCAACTTCTGGCTCGCCACGAGCTTCATGGTAAATTACTTTTGCTAAACAGACTTTTTCTTCTTCTGTTTGATTATGGGCTTTTGCGTGACTAGTTGTAGACATTAACAACATCATCACTAAAGGAATAATAACTTTATTCGCTTTTTTCTTCTGGGAATACATCTTTCTTTCTCCTTGGGAAATATCAACATCAATATTTCTTACGTTAAAATTAGGACTTTTTCTTGCCTTGAAAAGCTATCTAATTAATTTAAATTGATCACAATACCATATTGTAATTAGTATTTATACTCTAAAAATAATAGTATATTATAAAAAAGTAAAAAAGTCAAGCAGTTTTATAAAATGTTGAATGGAACTCCTTCACCAGACTTACGAGAGGCTTCATATAAGGGCGAATTTGTTCTATGAATACTTGTGGTACGTTATTCTCAACAGCGATTATGGTGACGATCTGAGGAGCGTACAATCCCGATAATTCGTAATATGCCAACGAATAAAATGTTTCTTGTAGTAAATAGTCATTAATTTTATCTAAAGTCTTTGGATATCGACTATTTTTAAAATCAATTATACTTAAAACACCATCATATTCTGCAATACAATCAACAGTTCCTGCTACTTTCAATTTATCACTATACAAACATGCTTCTTGAAAGTGTATATTATTTATCTTATTTAAAATTGGCTTTAATGAGATAAACATTTCTTTAGCATCAGGCATTTTACATGACTGTGGATCATTGTTGAGATAATCCTCGCACATTTTGTGTAAATTAGTACCTCTGCCTTTTGATCTAGCAGAAATTTTATCAGCTTCTTCTGCTCCAACCTTTGCCCTCCAATCATCTAACCAAGAATTATCTTGAAAACTTAAAACAGAAGTTATAGATGGATAATTTCCATTTGGGACTTGATAGTGTCGTTTTCCATTTATTTGGACTCTTTTATATTCTGTTAATGAGATTGGAGGGCAATGGTTAAACATTTAGAATCCTAATTTTTCACACGCAATAATCCACGATTTAACTAAACTTGACCTTACGATATCTTCAGGAGTAAAATGAATTCTACAAAATTCATCCATACTATTTGCTACAGATAAAAAGTCTGACATTCCTGACACTTCGTTTGATTTTTTAGTTAAATCATTTTGTTTAGTATCCCCAATAAAAATTACTTTTGAGTTATGTCCGATTCGAGTTATTACTGTAGATAACTCCCCCCAAGTCATATTTTGACATTCGTCCACAACAACTATAGAATTGTCTATTGAAATCCCTCTTATTGCAGTTGTTGTAATAAATTCAACATATCCTTGCTCTTTAAGTCGCCCATAAGCCCCCTTTTTCCCAAACAAATGATCTGCAATTTGCTCATATGGCAATTCATACACAGACGTTTTTTCTTCTAATGACCCCTTCAAAAACCCAACATCTCTTGTTTGTACTGCTGATCTAACAATTAAAACTTGATTAAAGGAATTGCCTTTATCCATTACTTCTTCGATACTTTTGTATAAAGCAATAAAGCTTTTTCCAGTTCCAGCTGATCCAGAAAGCATCATAAAATATTCGCCAACTGAATACGAATCAAAAAATAATTTCTGATTGTCAGTTAATGGTTTTATAGTTTTTAAATCATCTAATCTTAACTTTAGCCTATTAGAAGCACCTTGAGTAACTTTTTCTTTTTCTGGAGGATAATATTGAGAAAGATCTTCAAAATGTGTATCTACAATTTTAGGTTTTCGAGCCATGTTAGTCCTTTAGGTTGTTGAAAATAAAATTAAAACTCTTTTGGTATTTGATATTTTCTATCATGAAGTGTATTGCCAGGAATTGAGTCTTTCATCCTCCCTATTATGTATTTTTGAAAGTCTGCTGGGGGTTGTTTAATGCCTAACCTAACTGCATCACCAATTGAAGCTGCACTTGTATAATACCTTTCAACGTGTGGATTGTCAAGCAAATATTGTTCATATTCAGAAATTTTCATACTTTTTTCGAATAGTTCTTCTGTTTCCTTATTTCTTAGTGGATAAATTGGCATATTATCAACCTTTACTAGCAATATAATCTTTATATGCGTTTGTACGTTTATCAACATTACCAGTTGGAAGTCTCGGAAGATGCTCAGGATATCCATCAGAAAGTACTGATTCTGTATCTAAAGTTATTGATTCCGTTAGTAATGTTGATTGTGGAGATAATTCTTGAATGTGTGTTCTTGATATCTTAATTTTTGATTCAATTTCTTCTATAGAATTTAGAGCAACCAAAAACGATGTTTGAAAATGTATCACACTACCACCGTCTAATGAGGGAACAATGTAATTAATAGCATTCACATTCACTAAAACTTCACTACCATCTCTTTCTTTTGACCTAATTTTAATCATAACAATATTTCTCCTAAAAATAATTTAATATATAATAACAAAGGGTTCACCTTTACTTATATTTAACAAAATTATTGAGATTTATTATGAGAACTTATTTGAAATACGCAGTAACAAAAAATCAAAGAAAAAAAGCAGAAAAATTTGGATTGAAATGGGATTATATTAAAAAATCTTGGTATACAGAAAATATGCCAGCATATCTTGAACTAAAAAAGATGGATAATCAACGTATTATGAAAAATCAGAAAAAATATTTAGAAAAAATACAAAAAAGTGCTTGACTTTTTAGATATACAAGATATAATTATACTAAATAGATTTTAAAGTGGTTTCCATCACTATAAATGGAATCAAGAACAGAAACCTTCCTCTGTTCCCATTGAGGATCGAGAGCTGAGATAATCAAGGCCAGCATAAAAATCGTACCCTTGGAATTAGAGATCATAAACCCTGT